GCGTGAACGTCGGCTACGTGCGCGGCATGGATGGCGTCCAGGGGCGCAAGTTCCGTGGCGCGTATGCAGCCTCTCGACTCAGAAACATCAGGACATCCCCATGAGCACCACCCTCCGCCCCATCGGCCCCGGCGACGCCTGGGTGCTGGACGACGCCACAGGCGCCATCGTCGGCGTTCGCAACTCGACCAGCAATCCGGCTGTGCCGTTTCTCTCCCCCTCCGAAGTGGCCGCGACTCAAGCCCTGGTGTCAGGGGCTGGGACTTTCACACCAGAATCCTACGGCGCGGCATCGGGCGGCGGTGATGCAACGGCTGGCATCCAAGCGGCCATTGACGCAGCCAGCGCGGCATACAACGCGACAACCGGGGCGCGTGGCATTGTCTGGTTTCAGGCGGCCGTGTACGGCATCACGGGCCTGCTGCTGCGGCCCAACGTCATCTATCAGTTCGGCGGCGCGTACTTCAAAAAGCTGGTGAACGGCACGACGGTAGCTACGAACAGCATGCTTCGGGCTGTCGATACCGTGCTTCCGGGGCCGACCTACTACGGCAACTACGACAACATCAACATCTTCGGCGGCACTTTCGACCCCAACGGGTTCACCTGCCCGGCGCAGATTCTGCGCTTTGAGAATGTGCGCGATTTCCGCATCGAAGGCACCAAGGTAATCCACAGCGCGGGCTGTCAATCGTGGGCATTCCAGATCGGCGGCCAGCGCGTCACATGCGTTGATCTTCAGGTGCGCAACGGCAGCCTCCTGTTTCAGGACGGCATCCACCTGACGCACGGCGACCGCATCGAAGTGCGCGGCGGTTATGTCGAGTCCGGTGACGATGCAATCGCGCTGGGCGTCGATGCCGCTGGCACGGAGACATGGGACGACGAAGCGCTGACGAACGTCACCATCAACGGGACGCGGGTCAAGGCCGAGCGCGGCAGCATCAAGATTTATTACGGGCTGAACACCACCACGAATCAGCCATTCACGGGCAGCAACCGGGGCAAAGTTGACGGCGTGGTGATGACGGGCCTTGTAGGCTCGCTGGGGCGGCTTTCCAACGGCGCGATCTACATCACCGACACGCAGACGCTGACGTTCACAGTCACGCCGTCAGCGGCCACCAGCGGCACCCTCAATGCCAACTGGACGGGCGCAACCGGGGTCTACAACCTGCGGTTCTCGACGGCCAGCGGGCCGGCAATCCGTGCGGTGACGCTGACCAATGGCGCAGCAACTGCTACATGGACGGGCGCCGTTACAGCCAATTCGGCGACGGTCAACGCGGGCGATGCGTCGCGCCTGCAAAACATCCAGATCACGAACTTCGACCTGACGAGCGGCAGCGCAGCAAGTGACGGCCTGAACGCGAACGGCCTGCTTGTGCTCTACGCATCGAACGTCAAGATTCACGGCACGCTTCGGATTGTGGACACGTCTGCAGGTGCCAAGCACGCGCTCGCGCAGTGTACGCAACTGCTCGGCGGGGACATCAGCATCCAATGCCCAGCGCTGCCGCTTGGGCCAGGCCTTGCGCTTTTTGATTGTCTGGACGTGGATATCCACGACAGCAAGCTGGTCGGTGGCGCAGGAAGCGGGCGCGGGTCGATTGAGATCACGGGGTCGCGGAACACCAAGGTGCATCACAACGACTTTTTGAACATCCCCACAAACGGCACAGCCATCATTGTTCAGGGCGTCGGCAGCGGCAACTACTCCAACACCGTCAGCGTAGACCACAACGCGGCGACGCGTGCGCCTTCGGCTGCCACTACGCGATTCTTCATCACGCAAGGCTCCGGCGTGGGCTTTCTGGTGCATTTGTCGATGGTCGGCAACGACATCCGAGGCAACTCGAATGCAACAGCAATCGAGCAAATGTTCAACACCACGGGCTTGAACCCGGACTCCTTCTACGCGGCCGGCAATCGCGGCGGCGCTGTCAACATTGCTGCGTTTGGCGCGGTGGCTCTGGCCTACTCTGCCACCCTCACGCCGCCAATCAACAACCAGAACGGCGGACGCATGCAGACCACGCTGACGGGCGCCGCTCTTGTCGCCTTGCCATCGTTCACCGTGGCCGGTATCCGCATGGTTTTCGAGTTCACCCAGGACGCAACGGGCGGGCGTGCGGTGACGTGGAACGCCGGATACAAGGGCGTGACACTGGCGGCGTCGGGCACAGCAAACCAGAAGGCAAGCATCGAATTCGAGTGCGACGGCACCAACTGGTTGCAGAAGTCGGTGACGGCTTGGTATTCCTGATCCCATCCCCTGCCGGTACACCCAGCAATGACACCAGCCCGCCGCGTGCGGGCTTTTTAACGCCTGACGCATGAACCAACCCATTCCCACTGCCGTCAGCCAGGCCATCGCCCGCGCCACTGAGTCGCGCAGCGAGCGGATGGCCACGTTCGCGCAGGCCATATGCCGCATGCGCGACGAGGCCATTGCGGGCCGGAAGGAGTCGGGCATCGAACTGACGTGGATGGAGTGCGAGGAAGCCTACTTGGGCATCGACGACGAAAACCGCGACGAGTTCAGTGGCGCAGCCTGGGCCAAGCCGACGAGCATGGAAGGCCCGTTGACGCGCAGGCGCAGCAACAGCAGCGACGGCGTTCGGGCCACGGGGTTCGTGCGCATGACCTCGCGCTACGTGGACGCGGCGGCGGCGAAGATCGGCGAGATTGCGCTGCCCATCGACGGCAAGACCTTCAGCCTCGACCCGTCGCCCGTGCCCGAACTGACGAAGGCGCTGGAGGACACGTCGCCCGTGCTGGTGAACGGCCAGCCGCAGATGAGGCCCGCGACGCCCGAGGATGCGCAGCCGGCCGCGACGCCAGCCGAGCCGCAGCCGGGCCAACCGCCGCAGCCCGGACAGCCGCCCGCCCAAGTGCCGTTGACCGTGGCCGACCTCGCCCGCAACGTCAAGCGCAAGGCCGAGGAAAGCGCCGAGAAGGCCGAGAACCAGATTCAGGACTGGATGGCCGAGTACGGGCACACCAAAGAAATGCGCAAGGTGCTGTTCGACGGCGCGCGGCTAGGCGCTGGCGTGCTGCACGGCCCCATTCCCGAAGAAGTGAAGTCCACCGCCGTGACGACCAAGGACGGCGCCATCGTGCTGGAAATGGTCAGCAAGATCAAGCCGGTGGCGCGCTGGACGGACATCTGGAACCTGTTCCCCGATCCAGCGTGCGGCGAGGACATCCACGCGGGCAGCTACTGCCTGGAGCGCATCACCTTCACGAAGCGGCAGCTTCAGGACATGATGAAGCCCGGCGCCGGCTACATCGCCGAGGCGGTGCAGAACGTCATCGACGAAGGCCCCGGCAAGATCAACGAGTCGCACAACCCGGTGGTGGCGCCGAACAAGCGCCAATGGACCGGCTGGAAGTTCTACGGCGTGATCGAGGCCGAAGACCTCGCCATTCACAACCCAACCCTGTACGAGAAAAAGGGCTGCAAGGACGGCGAGCCGGTGTTTGCCATCGTCACGATGGTCAACGACACGCCGATCAAGGTGGCGGTCAACCCGCTGGAATCGGGCAAGTTCCCCTACCGCGTGATGTCGTGGCGCCGCCGTGCTGGCCATTGGGCCGGCGTGGGCGTGGGCGAGCAAGTGCGGTTCCCGCAGCGCCTGGTGAACAGCGCGACGCGGGCGATGGTCAACAACGCGGGCAAGTCGGCCGGCTCGCTGATCGTGATGGATCAGAACGGCATGGTGCCGGCTGACGGATCAACCGCCATCACCCCGGACAAGCTCTACCTGCGCACGGGCGAATCTGTCACGGACGACATCCGCAAGTCGTTCGCGGTGTTCCAGATTCCGAACGTCACCAAGCAGATCATGGAGATCGTCGAGTACGCATTCCGGCTCGCCGAGGAATCGTCGAACATCCCCCTCATCAGCCAGGGCCAGAGCGGCGACACCACGCCCGACACGTTCGGCGCGACGCAGCTTCAGAACAACAACGCGAACCAGCTTCTGCGCGACGTGGGTTTCTCGGTGGCCGAGAGCATCACCGAGCCCTACGTCACTGACCTCTACGAGTGGCTGCTGCTCGACCCAGACGTGCCCAATGAGTGCAAGGGCGACTTCAAGCCATCGGTGAGCGGCAGCATTGCGCTGATCGAGAAGGCCATTCAGGACCAGACCATCGCGCAACTCGGCGCCCTGGTGATGAACCCGGCATTCGGGCTTGACCCGGAGAAGTGGGCCGAGAACTTCTTGCGCACCAAGCGCCTGAACCCGAGCGACTTCGCCTTGAGCGAGGAGAAGAAGAAGGCGATGGCCGCCGCGCCGCCGCCGAAAGACCCGACCGTGCAGGCGGCAGAGATTCGCGCCACTGCGCAGATCGAGACGGCAAAGAGCCGCGACGAACTGATGGCCGAGCGCATCCGCGTGGACACGGATCGGGACACGGCCCTGGTCAACTCGATGGCCCGCCGCGACGAAGGCGTCTACGAATCGCGCATGGAGGAACTGAAGCTGAAGCGCGAAATCGCCATGCTGCAGTACGCCACGCAGCAGCAGGTGGCGCTGGACAAGGCCAAGACCGACCTTGCGCGCACCACGATGGAATTGAGTGTTACCCGCGAGCTTGCGCAACTGAAGACGGAGCCGGGATCAGAAGACGAGCCGACCGTGACGCCGCCGGCTACGCCGCCCATTGAACCTGCTGGCCGTGCTGACGAGGGAAGGTCTTTCGAGCAGTGACTTCCAAGTTCCGCCCCGCCGACCACGAACGGCAGGGCCAACTGTGGCGCGACCTCATGCGCCACTGCGAAGACCGCATCGCCGAGCTACGCCAGCGCAACGACGCTGACCTCGACGAGCGGCAGACCGCCAACCTGCGCGGGCGAGTGGCCGAACTGAAGGCCCTCATCGCGCTGGGCAACCCGCCCACCAACTGAATCTGCCGGGCAACCGGCAAGCGCCGCCGACTCCATGAGTCCACGGCACGAGAACCACCCACGCCCCAGGCGCCGGTGGCTTTTGGCGCTTCTACGCGCCCCCAAGGAGAGAACCCAAGGCAATGGACATTGACGAGACCCCCAACGACGACCTGATGGCAGGTTTCGCCGAAGAACCCACGGAGACGCCGGTTCAGAGCGAGACGCCAGAAGTCGAGACGCCGGCCGAGCCTGCAGCCGCAGAGCCCGCGCCAGTCAAGTACGCGCAGATTCCCGAGGACGAGTACCTGTCGCTGAAAGCAACCGCCGCCAAGATTCCCGAAATCGAAGCGCGATTCCAGCAGCAGCAGGACAAGGTGTTCGGCAAGATCGGCGGCATTGAACGACTCATCCAAGAGTCGCGCGCATCGGGCGGTGGCCTCGCCAAGGAAGACGTGGACCAGTTCCGGGGCGACTTCCCCGAACTGGCAACAGTGCTGGACAAGATGGTGGGCGCCAAGCCTGCCTTCAACGCCGCAGAGGTGGTGACACCCGCGCTGGTGGAGTTCGAGCGGAAGCAGGAAATGCGCGCCCTCAAGCGCGTGCATCCCGACTGGCAGGAAGTCAGCCAGGCCGACGAATTCAAGCAATGGACGGCTGCCCAGCCGACCGAAATGCAGCAGCAACTGGCCACGTCATGGGACTCGGACTTTCTGGCCGAGACCCTGACCAAGTTCAAAGCCTCACGCAAGCCGGCCGCACCCGCGCCGACTCCGCCGGTTTCCTCCCGCAAGGACGTGCTCGCAAGCGCCATCACGCCGCGAGGCACCGTCGCCCACCAAGGTGGCAACGACGAAGACGAGTTCACGGCTGGCTTCAACGCCGGCTAAACCCAACCTTCTGGAGTTTCTGAAATGACGATGCAGACCTACAACCTGACCCCCGGGCGGATCAACCGCTTCAAGGGTCGGATTCTTTCCCGCGCCATCCCGATGGAGGTGCTGTCCAAGGCTGGCCGTCAGGTGTCCATGCCCAAGAACACGGGCGACACTTACATCGCCCGGCGCTACCTGCCGTTCAACGCGACCACTTCCGGCCCGACCGGCGGCGCTGGCGTCGGCGGCCCCAACCAGTTCTTCGGCACCAGCACGGCCACGGATCGCGGCAACACCTACCTGCAGGCCCACAGCACGCAGGAAGGTGTGACGCCTTCGCCGGACAACGTGCAGGCGATGGACTTCCAAGTCGTCGTGCAGCAGTATTCCTGCCTGTACGGCTTCTCGGACAAGACTTACAACCTGCACGAAGACGACATCCCCGCCGAGATGACCAAGATGGTCGGCGAGCGCATGACGCTGGTGAACGAAATGGTGGTGTACGGCGCCCTGAAGGCCAGCACCAACTACTTCTACGCGGGCGGTGGCTCGACGCTGGCCTCGGTGAACACCTTCATCACCATCGGCCTGCTGCGCAAGATCGCACGCTCGCTGATGGCCAACCACGGCGGCATGGTGACCTCGACCCTCAAGGCCGGGCCGAACTACGCGACCGAGGCGGTGGCGCCGGGCTTCTTCGTCTACATCCACAC